GTATATTGCGCCATCGTCGCGTCAGCGAGTGCGGAGTGGCTGTGGTCTGCGGGAAGACCGGGGAACCTGTCATACGTCGCACGGAACACATGATTGGCGGGAGTGCTGTAGGTTTCCCAGTCCAGCGCCCCCAAGTCCACGACCCCCACGCGCGTGATGCGCTCCGTAGCCGTCAGCTCGTCGTACACCGTGCCCGCGCTGCGCAGGTCAGTCGCGGGGATGGTGCGCTCGGACCTCCAGAACGGCTCGTATTCGCCGTTGCGATAGCCGGACCAACTGAGGTTGATGCAGAACTCGTTCGCGTTCGCCTTTGGCACGGTGGAGCGCACGTAGGCGGCTCTGCTCGGCACAGTGAAGGTGTTGGGTGGCGTGTTGCGCAGCAGGTCGTAGTTGCGCAGGCCACCCATGTACTCCTTGTTCGCGTCGTACCAGCAGAGTCCGGGGGAGCTGCCCGTCAGGCCCTTCACGTAGTACGTCTGCCCGCCGACAACGGGGATGTAGTCGGTGATGTCGAACTCCGCATCAGTGCTGGAGTAGCCGGTGGCGTTGAGGTAGTGGCCTGTGGAACTGTAGGTGCCGTCCCACTGGTTGAACCCAACCGTCTCGATGCCCTCCATCTGAACGGACAGCAGCGAGCCTGCGTCGTAGGGGTAGTACGGCTCTGGGTAGAGCGCCTCGAACTCCGCCACGGTGGACGGCTCGTTGCCCGCGCCAAACATGGCGGTGAGGTCGGTGACGTTCAGGTAGAAGCTGGTCACGTTTCCCACGGGATGCGCGGTCACGAAGTCGTAGTCGCTCGTCACTCTCAGGCGAAGCTCGTTCGCTTCATCGAGCGTAAAGACGCCGCTCACGTTGGTGCTGTATGCGACAGAAAGCTTGACGCCCACGGGCAGGTTGCCGTAAATCACGTACTTGTGGCCAGCCACGGTTCTCTCGGCGGGAACGACCACGTTTCGCGTGGAGCCGTTCACGAAGTTGGTCGTGCGCGAGACGTTGGTGATGCTGAACTTATGCGTGGTTTCGTCGTAGCTCGTGGTGATGCCGTCTTGGTCGGTCATGGCGGTCATGCCACTCACAAGCTGGTTCCACACCACGGTCCGCCCGTGGATGCTCTTCACCGTGGCCGTGCCGTCTGCAACGTCAGCATCGCCGCCAGTGGTGCGGTACAGATACGACGCGCTCACGCCGTCACCACGACCAGTCAGAGAGTCAGCCGCGCCTGCGGTGAGCTGGGCGTAGTAGCCGTCGTAGTCGGCCTTGGTGTCAAGGCGGTCGAGCACCTCGTCAACAAGCTCCTGATGCCCGCCAGGGGCGAGCAGCTCAAAGTCTGCCATTGTGCCTCCTTAGTTGAAAAGGTTCCCCACGTCCTCGACGGACATGAGCGTGTACATTCCGCTGTTTAGCTTCGGGAGCGTCACCGAGCCGTCCTGCAGCATGGCCTCGGGGTGCTCGTCAAGGTAGTCGTCAACCGCCTGCGTTATCACCTCTGGGTCGGAGATGCCCGTCTCGATTGCGCTCTCGAGCTCCTGCAGCGCGGGAACGATTGTCGTTGCGGTCGGGGTGCCGCCGAGCATGGCGGTCATGCCGTTGACCACGGCCACCGCAGTGTCGTCAGCCATCACTCACCTCCGTCGAACAGGGCCGCTATGTCCTCGCTGGTGAGGACGATGTAGGTGTTGGGGTCGAGCTTGTCGGTCGTGACCGCGCCGTCAACGATTGCCGCAGTGCCGATGGAGTCGTCAGCCACCTTGTCTGCCGTCACGCTGCCGCTGGCGATTGCCGCCGTGCCCACCGCGCCGTCCGCGATCTTGTCTGCGGTCACGACATCGTCGGCCAGCTTCGCGGTGGTGACGGCACCAGTGTCAAGCTTGCCCGTGGTGACCGCGCCGGAGTCAATCTTGCCGGTCGTGACCGCGCCCGTGGCAATCTTCGCCGTGCCCACCGCGCCGTCCGCCAGCTTTGCCTCGGTCACCGCCCCATCGGCAATCTTCGGGGTGGTGACCGCGCCGTCCGCGAGCTTCTCAGTGGTGACGCTGCCGTCAACGACCGTCAGGCCCTCGGTTGCGCGGAGCGTCGCGGAGTCGCCATTGGCGGTCAGCGTCACATCGTCAAGCCCAGAGACGTAGAGGGTCGCGTCGCTGCTCATTCGCCATCACCCTCACTCTCCGCCTGCTCGTCGTCGTACGACTTGACCTCATCGAGCAGATTGCGGGTCACGTTGACGGTCGCGATGTCGGTTGCGCCGCGCTCGTCGCCCGAGGTCATCCAGTTCACCTGAATCAGGGCCGAGCCGAGCGCAAGGCCCGCCGTCTGCTCCTGCGTGAGGGTGAACGTGATTACGGGATGCTCGCCAGAGGTGTCCACGGTAGCGTCGGTGATGTCAATCTCGCTTTCCTTCTGGCGGATGGACACCCACACCTTCTCGGTACCATCGAACGTGACGCCTTTAAGGGTGAGGGTGACCGCAGGAGTCGTGAACTGAATCACTCGTCCCTCCTTTCCGCGCCTCTCGGCGCTATGAAAGGGACCACCCTCGTTTTGGATGGTCCCAAGGTTGCCTACTCCACGTAAGCCGTGATGATGAACTTGACGAACTTGTTGCTGAACGCCGCGTTGGTCTGCATGTCTGCGTAGAGCACGCCGTCCACGATGCGGGCGGTCCCGCCGCCGTTGGTCGAGCCGTAGTAGCTAGGCCCGCCACCGTTCACGTCCACCATCGCGCCGAGCGCACCAACAGACGTGATGCCCAGCTCCGTAGGGTCGATGTGCGCGAGGTGGGTCCACGTGAAGGTGCTGGAGACGCTGCACCCGCTTAGCGAGCCGCTCATGACGAGCATGCCGCCGATGCGGCACGCGCGGACTATGCCTGAGTTGCTGAGGTCTTTCGTCATGGCTGCGTCGCAGAAGTTGCCTGCGGTGAGGTTGCCGTCCCAATCAACGCTAAGCGCGTTGGAGCGGGCGTTGTCTGCGGTGCCGTTGCCAATCTCGAACGCATTGTTGGGGTCGTTGTCGTTGTACCTGCCGATGGCGGTCTGGGAGTTTCCACGAGCGACCGTGTTGTTGTTCTGTGCGTGCGAGTACGAGCCGCTTGCGACGGTGTAGCTGCCCTCCGCGTGCGAGATACTGCCGCTAGCGGTGGCGCCGAAACCCTCCGCGTGCGCATACTCATTAGACGCAACACACTCATAGCCAGAAGCAACGCTCATCGCGCCAACATTACCTGCGCCCCGTGTGCCCAACGTGTACGCCTTTGCCCATGAAACAGTGGTTGTATATTCCACGGTGATAGTCGCGCCGTTTGTCGGAGGGTTTGAGAAGGTAACCCACAGTAGCTGCTTCGAGATTGTTCCACCGCTTCCGTCCGAGACAGTCACGGTGTAGTCAGTCGATGTGGCTTGGTACATGAGGTCAAAGCGCTTCGTGCTGCCATCCCCCACGAACGTGTCCGTCGCCGCAAGCGTCCCGTCCGGCCCACGTAGGTCGCTCACGTGGAAGTAGGTGCTGCCATCCCTGTCCACCAGTTTCAGGCTGTGATAGTCCATGCTGACGTGGCTGTTGGAAGAGCTGCCAATCTGTGCTCCAGTATCGGTGACGATCAGAACGTAATCGTCACCGACCGAGTAGATGAGGCCCGATGGTGTTGATAGCAGGTTGTTAAGCTTGCCGACGAGTCCAGTGAACAGCGCGCTCGATTGGTCCAGCGGGTTTTCGAGGTACGTGTCTTGGTCAACGAAGAAGTCGCTGATGTTCTTCAACGATTGCTGCGAACTCTCGCCGTTTGCGGGCATGAGCACGATGCCCGTTGCCCTCAGAAGCAGGTGCAATGCAGAAACGCTGCCTATGCGGCTCGTGGTGCCATAGTGTGCCACATCCGCGCCCGTTGGGTCGTAGACGGTCATACCCGTGTTGGAGAGAAGCACCTTGTACCCGCTTGCCGTCGCTGGTGTCTGGCCTGAGCCGATTCCGCTTGGGAGCACCCATAGGCCCGCGCTTGTTACTGCGAGGTGGGCCATGATGTACTCGGTCTGCGAGTCGGTTATGTCCAGCACGTACCACCCCTCGGATTGGGGGTTTGCGGACGGGTCTGGGCTTGCTATGGGGATGTACTCGCCTGATACCAGCTCGAAGTACACCTTGCCGCTCACAACACTCGTATCCGTCGTGAGGACGTAGCTGCCATGCTGGGATATCCAGTCAAGCGTTCCCGCAACGTCCTCGATGACCGAAAGCTGCACGAGAGCCGAGTTGGCACTTGCCGTCGCGCTCTCCGCAGCCTCTCCAGCCCTCTCGGCACTTCGCTCTGCCTCGTCGGCAGCGTCACGCGCACGCATTGCGTCATTGAGTGCCTCGTCGGCCTTCACCTCGACTGGCTCCACCACGCTATGCACGTATCCCGCGCTTGTGGAAGGGCTCGTCGCGTTTCCCATGACCGAGAGCCTACCGCCGTCTATGCGGTACGAGACGGTATCACCAGGCTTCATGTCGGTGACGAGGTTGCCGTTGATTGGCGTGTCCGTGTCGGCACCGGGAAGTCTCACCCATCCGACGCCGTTCTCGTCGGTGCGGACGAACGATGCGGTTCCCGTGTTGCTGGTGCCCTTTGCGGGCCTTCCAACGATGGCCTTCTTGAGCTTCCATGCGACCCTTGCGCTTATGCTCTCCGCCACGTGTGCACCTCCCGCCTCGCGTTCTCCGTGACCTTGATTCCCCTATCGCACTCGAGCGATTGGCTAACGACCCTCATCTCGCCGCTGAGGTCAGCCAGCTCCATGGAGCCGCGCACGACCGAGTACGGGAGCACGTCTGGGCTGAACTCCCTCACGTACGTCCTGTCGTCGGTTACGAGAGACTGCTCCTCAAGCTTGCGTTCCGCATACGCCTGCAGGGTCTCGCCGTTGACCCTCGTGGGAGACGAGTCGTATTCGTCGCTGGTCCAACCCCTGCGGACGGTTGACGTGATGGAAGTCGGGTCGTCGTTGACGGCGACCGCCACAACACCGTTGTCGCTTGCGTAGTACCTGTTGTGGATCTCGCTGTAGTCGAGCGTCCCGCTGACGCCGTTGTGCAGCAGCCGCGCGTTCGCGTGGTCGAGCATCAGCGATGGCTCCGTGGGCTTCGGCACTATCCTCACGATGCCGCCGCCCGTTATCTGAATCACGTACGAGCCGGCATCGAGCAGCTTCCAGACCGCCTGAAGGACGTAGGAGCCCTCATCGAACACGTAGTGGTCGTCAAGGGTGAACGAACCCTCGGTCTCAATCGGCGCGTTGATGCAATCGCCGAGCATCGATGCCACGTACTGAACGGCATCGACTCCCTTGGGGGCATAGCCGCCAACGTCCGCCAGCGTGACAGACGCAGGATACAAGACCGAACGGCACTCTATGTCGTGCGCGGCGACGTTCCTGTTCGTCTCGAAGCTGGTGGAGGAGCACAGCATGGTCGCGACCTCGACCCTCTCGGATATGCCGTTCTGGGTCGCGGTCATGACCACGCGGTAGTAGCCCTCTTCGAACTGCTCGCTCGGGTCCATATCGACCGACATGGACCCGCGCTCGAGTATCGGGGCATCCTCGTCACATGTGCGCTCTATCGACACGCTCGACACGCCGCGCAGCTCGGTGGAGTCCGCCCACGTGTCGGTGCCGACCCTGAAGACGCGCCACGTCGAACTGTAGCCCATTCTCCAGTCAATCAATGCCCTACTCCCCCTCGTCTACGACTGCCCAGAAGTCTCGTGTGAGCCCAACCTCTTTTGCGTCAATGGTCACCGCGAGCGCAGCACTCATGCGAGCGCCGCCGATGCTGGAAACCTCAACGTCTGCGGCATAGGCACACCCGTCTGGGGTGCGGACGAAGCATGGCCCCGTGTGCCTTGCGAGGTGGCGCACCGTCTCCGCCTTCTCCTCCTCCACGATTCTTATGAGGTCGGACGAGAAGCCGCCGTTGCGCTCAACGCCATTGTTCCAGTAGCCGTCTATGTCTCCGCTCAGCTTGCGGCGGGCCTCGAAGTCCTTAACGTAGCCATCGGAGAGGCTGACGTTGTAGGGCAGCTCGACGTACTCTCCGCCGAAGTCAATCCGTATGTCCTTGCCAGCCATCGCGTACTGGTAGTCGTTCCAGTTGACATCGCCATCAAACGTGCGACATGCGACGCGATACCCAATCTGCGTGCCGCCAAACGGCGCGTACGGATCGTCAACCACGGCATCGAGCGCAAGGGACTCCTGCACCAGATATGCGCCATCGGGAGTGATGCGGTACAGGTCGTACACGTCGTTTGAATATGCGCCGGTCGGTGCCACCAAAGTGATGTGGCAAGACCTCGTGCGCACGCCAGACGCATCGATGGTGTCCATAGGCGTGACGATGATGTCGTCCTCGGGAGGTGCTGGTGCCTGATGCCCCCACACGACGGCGAACTTCTCGGTGACCTCCGCACTTGAAAGCCCCGTGTCTCGGTCGATGGCCTTGACCGTCACCTCGTACGTGCCGCCATCGATGAAGTCGAGCACCGTTGGGTCAATGGGCGTGGTGACCGTAGCCTCGTCCGCAGGGTAGTCTGCGGGATGCGGGGACCACTCGGTAGCCGTGCTGCCCTCCTCGAACTTCAGGAGCACCGACGTTCCGATGTCTCTTATCGCGTCGGAGGTTATCCACGGGTGGGTGTAGCCGCCGTTAGTTCGAGACCTTGCGAGGTACACAACCGCCTGCGTCGCGGTTCCAGAGGACCACGTTCTCGTGCTGTTGCCCGCGTAGTAGTTGGAGCCGTTGTAACTGTCGTAGGTGCCCGTGCTCACGGTCTTGCCGTCTGCGTCAAGGCCGATAATTGCGGCTATGCCCCAGCGGTACGTGCCCGTGTCAATGCTGCCGGACGCGCCATCACCAGTGATGGAAAGCACGTAGTCGGTGTTTTGCTCGACCGCCACGGCGTTGCCAACCGTCAGCTTCCAGTACGGGACAGTGACCCTGTTCGTGTTGTTGACGGTCCTGTAGTCGGTCGCAAACATCCAGTTCGATGGCAGGTTCGTGATTAGGTTGCTCTCGTCTGGGAAGCTGCGTTCGCCCCACGTCGGGGTCTCTAGCGACTGCCATATCACGTCACCCGCAGGCTGGACGATATCGCCGTCTGGGGCTGAACCGTACACGCCGCTGCCAGCCGCACGAATGACGACGGAGAGGTTGGCCGACACGTTGCTGCGTGCCGAGAACGAAAGCGGCTGGGCCGTAAGCGTCTCTGGGACTATCAGCTCAAGCGTCGGCGGCGTGGCAATGGAAACCATGACCGCCTCGGAGTCCACGAGCGCGCCGCCGGTGCTGACCCTCACGCCGATAGGCATGGAGCCACTGGCGTTAAGCACGTCGGGATGCTCGTCAAGCCAGCTAGACGATATGACCGCCGACGAGGACGAGCCTGTTCCGCTCGCGATGATGGTCATGGGCACCGACTTGGTATCCGCTATGACCTCGTACTCGCGCGTGGTGCCGTCATCCAGCGTCTCGGTCTTGGTCTCCGTGGCACCAGTGACGACCTGCCATTCCTTCTGCGTCGAGTCGCAGTCGTACGTCCACGAGAGCGCTATGTCCTTGCCCGCCTCCACGAACCTTGGCGCGGTGACCACAACGGAGTCGGGCACCGAGAACGGCGTGGCAGTCTGCATGGTGCAGTAGCTGCCGTACGTCGTGTCGTCGCTGCTGTCCCCGTCACGATAGCGTCTCGCCTTGATGTAGATGGGCGTGCCCTCAGTGAGGTTCCTGATGCGGACGGTCTGGCAGTAGTACCAGTCATCCTTGTACAGGATGTACTCTTGAGCGGTCGTGGCCGTCTTCCACGTGACATCGAACGTCTCTGGGGGATCGGTGCTCGTCCATGCGTCCTTGTAGGTTGACCAGCTCACCTCCGTGCCCGTGGCATCGTCTCTGGTGGATGCGTCCTTCTTGTCGAACCCGATTACCACAACGACCGTCGTGCCATCGGTGTCGGGCGTGGCGGAGAGAATCGAGCACTCGTCATCCGTCGCACTGTCGGCCTCCTGAAACAGCTCCTTGACCTCGACGGGTTGCGAGTAGCGGTAGAAGAGGTCCTCGAACTGGTTCCAGCTCTTGACGCGCACCCACACGCGGTTGCCCCTCTCGAGGCCGTCCGTGAGCTCTGCGACGGTCGTTCCGAGGGCCGTGCACTGGCCGTCATCGATAACGTCGGAGGACTCCCATCCGTCTGCGGCGGTTGCCTGCGCAGCCGTCTTGGCGGTGGTGTTCACGAGACGCTCGAGTCGCACGCCGGTGACGGGGTGCTTGTCGGCATTGCTGTTGGTCTTGATCGAAACGGTCACCTTGTCCGTGCTCTTCATACCAGAGAGCTTCACGCTCTGGATGGTCGGAAGGCCGGGGTAGGCAACGACAAGCTGACGCCATGCGGTCCACGCCTTGTCCTCGTTCGACTTGCCTACCGCAAGGCCGTCGCTCATTCCGGCAAACCCGCGCGACATGGCACGGACGCGGTAGCGTATGTAGTCGTTGTATCCGAGACTCATGCGTCCAGAGGCGTCAACCTGCGTGGTCCACTGCTTCTTCGCCTCGACAAACGAGCTGTCGGAGAGAATCTGCGCCTTCTTTGACTTCCAGCGCGAGTCGAACTTCTCAATCTGGTATCTGGTGTCATACCGCTCGCGCGGCCCCTTCGAGCCGTCGTACGCGGTTATGGTGAACTGGATATCGCCCGTGTCGTGGTCCTGCGTCAGCGCGGAGACGCTCGGTTTGCCCGGCTTCCCGAACTTGAACGTGGCGTTTGCCGCGCTCGCCGCGATGCCCTTCCTGTTCCTGCACCACACCTTGCAGGTGACCCCCGCCACCATGACGCTGGTGACGGGGTAGAAGCTTGTCCTCGTGTAGGTCTTGGAGCCCTCGGTGAACGAGTTGAGGTTCAGGCTCGCCTGCGTCGTGTCAACGCTGAACTGCCCCTTGTGGACGGTGAGGTCTGCGGTCTTCGCCACGTTCGGTCTGAACCTATCGACCACCCAATTGATGACGAGGTTCTCGGTACGCTTGCGCCCCGCGTCGTCCGTGGTGCTCTTGAGCGAGCTGGGAACCTTCCACTTAGCAACGATTGCCCTTGTGCTGTTGGTGCTGGACGCGGAAATCGAGCTGACCTTGCCCGTAGGCTTGAGGTCGGGTGTTGCGTGCTTTGCCATCGGACCTCCCTGCCTAGAGGTTCAGAATCTGGAACTTGCGTGCAATCGCGTCGGCAACGTCGTCGGGGCTGGACACACCCGTGACAGTCACCGTTATCTGGTTGTTCGGGGCGATTGACCCCATGCGCTTGTACATGCCATCGGCTATCGCGTCGGCGATGGGCAGCATGTAGCGCTTGTTCGTGAGCGGCACGACCGCGCCGCCCGTGGCCCAATTGGCTACGGCCTCCACGCCGTCCTCGCCTATCCACCCTTGACTGGTGAGCGTCGGGCCGGTCGCGATGTACCCGCTCGCGTGACGCGGTATGACGGGGCTGGTGTTGTAGCCGCCCGTCGCCTGCTTGACCTCTTTTCTCACGGTCGTGACGGTGACGGTGGCCCTCTTGCCATCGAGTGCCATGAGGCTTTGCCGTAGGTAGTTGATCGTGCCCGATGCGTAGTCGTTGATGCCAGCCGTGGCGCGAACGCTGGTCCTACCGAACTTGTCAACCTTGCCCTGCGCAGACTCCGTGGGCTTGCTCGCGTTGTCCTTCACGTCGAGCTTGGCGGTTGACTTCTGCTTGCCGAACTCGTCGGTCTTCTTCTTCGCGTCGAGCGCCGACTGCAAGGCATCCTTGTTGTCACCGTAGTACGTGGTGATAACCTCGGTCGGTATGGAAGCGATGTCGGTCTTGATGTTCAAGACCTGCCCCTGCTCGTCAAAGATGGAGCCGTTGTCGGTGATGTAGAAGGTCTTGTCGCCAACCTGCACGGAATCCAGACCCGATATGAGGGTCATGGTGTCCTCGAGGCTCCCACTGGCGGAGTCGTACATCGCTTGGAAGGCCGCTGAGGTGACACTGCCCATGTTCTCGGCGGCTCCTGGTGCCGCCTCGAGCGCCGCGTTCCACGTGTCCATGTGCACGCCGCCGTCCTCAAGGACTTCGATAACGTCTGCCATGGAGCTGCCCGCGTCGGAGAACGATGAGACCAGCTTGCTCATATCAACGTCGTCCATCTCCTTTGCGGAGACGCTTATCGCCTCAAGACTTTCCGCGACGGCGTTGAACGTGGCATCGGACTCGCCCGCCTTCTCCATGGAGTCGGAGAGCCTCTTCATGTTGCCCGTCACGTCTGCCGTGACCGTCTCGTTGCGACGGTCCAGCTCCTCCTGCGCCGCAGCCGCGTCCTTTATGACTTGGTTGGCCTCGTTCATCTTCTCGGTGGCGTTGGAAATCTTGCCGTCGAGCGTGGACACGACCTCGGAAGTCTTCTCGAACTCGGTCTTGCTCTGCTCAAGAGCGTTCTTGGTCTGCTTGAGATGTTCCTTGTAGGCACCCTCTGCTAGGTCAGCCCTACCGACCTTCTCGATGTAGTTGTCAATCCACTCCTGCTTGCCGGCCTCAGTGCGTAGGTTCCTGTACTCGGCTGCGAGGTCCATGACGGTCTGCCGCGCGTCCTCCTGCTCGCCTATCGCCTTCGCGTAGTCGTCGCTGTAGTAGTCGATGAGCGCCTGCTGCTTGCGGGCCTCGATGTTGGCGAGGATTACGCCGGTGTTCTCCTGAATCTTGCCCGTCTGCGTGTCGATGATGTTGCCGTACTCGTCAAGCCCCAAGTTGGTGTTGCACTGCTCGTTCACGCCCTCCAGTGCAGCTGCGAGCTTGTTGGTCTCCTCCTTGGAGCGGTCGGACTTGTCACCGAGCGTCTCTATGGTCCTCGCGTAATTGTTCAGCTGCCCAGCGTAGTTGCTGTACTGCCTGTTGGAGTCCTCGAGCGTCTTTGTGAGGTCTGCGAGCCTGCTCTCGCTCCTTCCCGCGTTGTCCATGAGCTCGCCGATGGACGCCTTTGCGCCGTCAACCTCGCCTGCCGCCACGACGGACGCGTGGCCGACGCCCGCGATGGCGTCTGTCAGCCCCTCGGTTGCCGCAACGTGGTCCTGATAGCGCTGGTAGAGCTGGTACAGGCTGTAGCCGATGACCGCGATGCCCGCCACCACGGCGCCGACCGCAAGACCCTTCAGCAGGGCCATGCCGAGCTGCCCGCCGACTATCTGCACCTTCTCCATCGCAGACATAGTGGACTTCAAAGACTCAGCGGCCTTCTCGCCACCGCTCGCGAGCGCAAGCTTGACTCTGGTAGAGCCGCTCAGGACCGTATCGACCCAATCATGGAACTGACCCTTGGACTCGGCTACCGTCGCGCCAATCGACAGCATCGGGCCGAGCGCGGCTGTGACGCCACCAAACGCGACCACCCACTTCTTGGTGTCAACGCTGAGGGTTGAGAACCATTCGGAGAGGTCTTGCAGACCGTCAGAGAGCATATGGATCCACGGCACGGCGCCCTCGCTCAGCTCGGCGAGCGCGTTCTGGCCGATGTTCTTGAGAATCTGCATCTGGCCGGAGAAGCCCTCGGCCTTCTTCGCCGCCTCGTTCGCGGCGTCGCCTGCCTGCCCCCACTCGTCCGAGATGCCGTTCCAAGCGTCCTTCGACATGAGAAGGTTCTTGTCAAGACCCTTCACCGTCTGCATGAGGCCCTCGATGGCCTGCTTCTGGCGCACGGCCTTGATGCCGAGGTCCTGCAGCACCTTGTCTGCGGAACCCTCGGCCTTCTCCACGTCGTTCAGGCCCTCGATGAACGCCTTGAACACCTGAATGGGGTCGTCCTCCCAAGCCTTGATGAACTCGTCGGACGACATGTGGGCCACGTCGGCTATCTTCTGCAAGCTGCCCTTGGCACTGTCTAGGTGCTCGTTGAGGTCTGACGCCATCTCCTTCGATTCCGTCTGCCACTTCTCGGAGAACTCGTCGGCAGTCATGCCCGCAAGGCTCGCGAACACGGTCAATCTGTCTCCGCCCTCCTGCACGGCTGCGTCGATGGAGTCGAAGCTTGCGTCGATGGAGCCGCCTGCGGACGCAACAGCCGTCTCGAAGAAGCTCATAGTGCGGGAAATCGCGGTACCTGCGGCCTCTGCGTTCTGTCCCGTGCTGGCGATGGAGCTGGCGAGCGCCAAAATGTCGCTGCCGCTCATGCCGACGATGCTGCCCATCGAGCCGATGCGCTCGGCGATGTTGGCAATCTCGGTCTCGGTGGAGGCCCCGTTGTTACCAAGACGCACGAGCGCGTCAGAGAAGCCAACGTAGTCTTCCTCGGTGAGGTGCAGGATGTTCGCGAGGTGTCCCAGCGTCTCTGCGGCGCCCTCCACATCAAGGTTGGTGGCAACATCAATATTTGAAATAACCTCTGCAAAAGTCTCCAGCGAGTCCGTAGCCACTCCCAACTCTCCGCCGATTGCCTCGATCTGGAGAATCTGGTCGGCGCTGGTTACGTGGGTGCGCGAGAACTCGATGGCGCTCTTCCTGAGAGCCTCGAACTGCTCCTCGGTGCCCTCGACCGTCTTGCGCATGTCGCGGTACGCCGAATCGACCGTGGCGCCCGCGTCGGCCATCTTGTAGCCGAGCGCCGTCAGCGCCGGCGTGACCGTCGCGGAGAGCGTCATGCCGAGCGACTTGACGGTGGACGGGTTGATGATGGCGTCGCTGCTGAACTTCAGCTCGTCCTGAACCTTCTTCAGGCTGGCCTTGGCCTCGTCTGACTCCTGCGAGACCTCGCGCATGGCCTGTGCGGTCTTTGCGAGCTCGTTCTCGGTCTTTGCGGAGTCGTAGGCGGTCTCAAGCTCGTTCTCCTTGGCCTTCGCCTTGTCCAGCTGCCCCTGCAGCTGCACCAGCTCGGCCTCCGCCTTCTCTATCTCGTCGGTCGGGTTCTGGAACAGCTTGACCTCGCGCGTTTTTGCCAGCTTTTCGACGGACGCGCCTAGCTCGTCAACCGCCTCCTGCTGCTGCTCGAGCGAGCTCCTCGCGGTCTTTGCGAGGTCCTGCTGCTCCTCAAGCTTGGTGTTGAAGCTAGCGGCCTGCGCCTGAGCGGCCTTGTAGGCGTCATCGACGCGATCAATCTCGGCTGGCAGCTCTTGCAGGCGGTTGTACATGCCCCACTTGGTGTCCATGTCAACATTGGGGTCGTCAAAGACTTGACTGTATGTGGCGTCAAGTTCCTTGTACTCACGCTTCAACGCCTCGAGCTGCTCACCGAGTTCCTCTGCCTCTGCCTGAGCCTTGTCGAAGTCCATCTGTGCCGTATCGAGAGCCTTCTGCTGCGTGGCAACGTCCTGCTCCCTCTTGGCGAGTTCCTTCATCGCGTCGGAAAGCTCCTGCGTGCCCTTCTTCCACTTGAGGACGGCATCGCTGTACCCAGCTAGGGTCTCATCGCCTCTAACCATACTGATGGCTTGGCTCAGGCCGGTAACCTGGTCCTCGAGGTTCGCCACCTCGGCACGCTGGTTGGAAAGCTCCTTGTGTGCCTTGCGCGCGGCCTCTGCGGACTCCTCTATCCACTTTGCGAGGTCCTCGTGCTGCTTTGCCGCCTCGCCGGCACCAGTGGCGTCAAGATGTCCCATCTCCTGCCGCAGAAGCTCGACCTTCTCCTCGGTGAGCTTCGCCTTCTGCTGCAAGTCGTCAAAGTACCGCTTCGCTAGCTCGACGTTGCCGGGGTCAATCTTCATCGCCTCGCCCGTGCGCTCCAAGTCGGCATCGAGGTTGTCTATGGCGGCGTCAATCGACCTAACCTCCGACTCGAGGGACTGGAACCACGGCGTTCTGCCAACCTCGGTCATCCCATCGTCAAGCTCGCGCATCGTCTGCGAGAACTTTTCGACCTCTGAGTCAACGCGCCGAACGTCGGTGCCCATCTGATCCCATCGGAGAGCTTCATCAAAGCTCTTCTTCTCTGCCTGCGCCTCCTTGAAGGTCTTCTGGAGGTCGCGGACGGTGGAGATAGCGGAGTCTTCGATGGCAATGTCGAGGTCGTTTGCGCTCTTGACCACATCGTCAAGGTCCATCCCGCGCTTGAACATGTCGTGGAAGTTGAGTTCCTTGAACTCCTTTGCCCTCGCGATGTCGGCGTCGGAGATGAGCGGGGCAAGGCTGAGGGGGTCTTGTGCGCGCTCCTGCTGGATGCGGCTGAGTTCAGCCTCGAACTCGCGCAGCGTCGTGGTGCTCCTCATGAGGCGGTCTGCGTCCGCCTGAGACAGCATCATGTTCTGCCTCATGAAGTCTGCGCCCTTGTCACGCGAGAGGCGGTTCCACGCCTCGTAAATCTGCGCGAGCGAGCCCGTCAGCTTGTTGTAGCGCTCGTCTGCCTGCTTGGCCTTGAGTGCGAGGTTCTCGGTCTCGCTGGCGAGCTGCCTGACGGTCTTCTGCGTGCCATCGGCGTTCTTTAGATGGGTGAACGAGTCGCCCAGCTGCTGCATGGCGGTACGCGTAATCTGAGCCTTGGACTGCAGGCTCTGCATGCGGTCGCTCGTGATCTTGATGCGCGTCGCGACGTTGCCCAGGTCGTGCGGGTCAAACTGCATGGCGCGCGTAATCTGCCTAATCTGGCGCTGCAGCTCCGCCGCGCTCTTGGTGGACGCCTTGAGGGCGTTCGTGAGCTTGGTAGTGTTGCCGCCAATGCGAATCTCTAGACCGGCGTACTCCGCCATGCGAACCACCTACCCCAGCATCGTTCGTATGTCCTGTTGCGTGGCCTTGGTGACGGTCACGTCAACCTCTTGTTCACTCTTGGTCGGCCCGCCGTCGTTCATGGCGGCGAGGTCGAATATGATCTCCCCGAACGGGACCTCTGCCAGCTCGCGCCGCGAATACCCGAGCCGAAGCGCGGAGACCCACACCTTCGAGTAGTGGAGGCGCGACGGCTCCTCGTGCTCGTCGTCGCTACTGCTGCTCCCTTGCAGCCTTAGCGAGTCTGGCGGATAGGGCACGAAAGGTGGCATCTATCTCGCGCGTCACGCACGTGTGGAGGTCGGAGAAGTCGATGATGTCGGCTGCGTGCGACTCGATGAACTCCTCGTAGTCGGGGATGGGGTCAACGCCCTTGTTGAGCCCCGCAACGTCCCCCGAGCGCAGCATCGCCCACGTGGCACGCATGTCCGCGTCCCAATCGATGCCGACGAGCGCCGAGAACGTCATATCGTCAGCCTCGCCCGTGTCCATCACGTCGTTTATGAGCGAGTGGTGCTTGGACGAGGGGTTTTCCATGAACGCCTGCTCGTACAGCTTGATGGCGTACATCGAGCACACGGCCACGTGCACGTCGTCCCCGTCCCCGTAGCGGAGCGGGTTGCGCACGCCGCGACCAGTCGCGTTCTTGTACCGAATGAGCATTGTCAACACTCCTGTCTGTGTCGAAGTATGCGAGAGGCCCCGCCAGCGCAGTGACAGGATGCGCAGCGGGGCCGTCTCTACGTGTTGTTGGTGTGCCAGCGACCTTGCGCTTACGCCTTGACCGGCACCGGCACGGACTGGTACCAGCCGGCAAACGCGGTGTCGGCGGTGTTCGCGGAGCCCCTGACCACACTCTTGGTCTCGTTCGAGAGGGTGAAGTCCTTGCCGATGGCGGTGAACTCGAGGTCCTGCGTGTCGGGGGTGGTGGAGTCGGACTTAGTGTTGGCGCCAGCGGCCACGCGCTGCGCGGTGCAGTTGAAGAACACGTAGCGCTTCTCGTCGGCGTCGCCTTCGACCTCGTACATGAGGGCGAAGGACTTGCTGGTAGCGTCGGAGAGCTCGACCTGCATGCCGTTGTCGTCCACGACCTCGCCGAGGACATCGACCTTGAACTGGTCGGTCACCTTGGCGAGCGTGAGGGTGCCGGTGTAGCCGCCGTTGCCAGCGGGAGAGACGTAGTAGGCGATGTTGTCGGCATAGAACGTCTCGGGGTCGCTGCCCTCGCGGTTGAGGGTGAGGGACACGGCGCCAGGGAGTGCGACGGGAGTGCCATAGGTGTTGTTGGTGATTACGGCGTAGTACGCCTTGGAGAGTCCGAACTGGACCTTGGAAAGCTCGGCCATGGTGGCCTCCTATTCTGCTCTGTTGTGATAGGTAAACTCGTACTGCTCGATGTGGCAGACCTCGGACTCCGACCAGAGGCCCGTCTCGTCGGGGACGCACCCAAGCGAGAGGATCGCGTCCCTTATGAGCTTCTCGGTCGCGGAGTTCGACACCTTCTCGAACAGTTCGACGTGGAATCGCGGAAGCCCCGCATAGATGGTGCCGTCAGCCACGAATCCGCCTGCCGACTCCACCGTGTAGACGAAGAACGGTGGGGTCGGGGCCTTGCCGACAGGGTAGGCGTCCTGCCTGCCAGGTATGCCGGTGGCCGTGAGGGCCGCGTACACGACTGACTTTGCGCTCATCGCAGCTCCCTCGCTACGTACTCGCCGATGTGCTCGCGCGCATACCTGAAGGCGTACTCTGCGGCGGGCTTCACGTGCTCGAACGCACGCGTCTTACCTCCGCCTATCTTCGCGTGGCCCTTCTCGAGGAGGTGCGGGAGACCCGGCTTTCGCGAGTAGATGTGGCCCTCGGTGCCGTGCTTCTGGCGCAGCGCGCGGTAGGTGACGTGCCTGCCGTACTTCCAGTTCCCCTTGTGGTACTTGGCCTTGTAGGAACTCGCCCCGCGTCGCCACTCGTCGCGGCCAAGCTCCAGCGCGTCGTGCACGCACTGGAACACCGCCTCGTCGGATGCGTCAACGATGTCGCCGAATATCTCGGACATGGCGGCGGCGAACTCGTCCTCCTCGACCCACAGGTGCTTACCCATTGTCGTTCCTCGCATGAGTCGCGTAGGTGAGGATGGTGTTGTCGCCGCGCGTGGACGAGTAGCTCAGGTCGTACTCGCGACCCTCGAACACCGCCTGCGTCTCGCCGTGAAAGTCGATGGTGCGGACCTCGACCGACAGCTCAGGCTTGATGCCGAGCTGCGCGGCGGTTGCCCACGTCTCGAAGCCCACCGAGCGGACGTTGCAGAACACCTGCGTGTCCACGGGCTCGCCCTCGACCTCGTTTCCCTCGTCGTCAACGACCATGTTGGTCTCAACGTCACGGAGCGTTATGACCGAATCCCAGCGCACCGTCGCTCACCTCCGTCTCGTAGACGGCGTTGAAGCGGGAGTTGCCGAGCGAGCACAGGATGGAGTCGTAGGACTTCCCCAGACGCTCCGCATCGTCGTTGTCGTAGCCGTAGTTGGCCTTGGCGTAGGTCACGATGGCACGCTTCGCCATGGTGGGCAGAGCGGCCTCGTCAATGTCCTCGATGGAGAAAGACGGGTCGAACGGGTCTGTTCCGAGCCACGTTGTCGATATGCCCTTGTTGGCGATGTCGAAGACAGCCGCCGTGATGAGGTCGGCAATCTCGGAGTCGGTGGCGTCATGCCCCACCCTCAGCGCGACCTTCACGTCTTCGAGCAGGGACATGACCACCACCTACCTATTCTTCTGTCTTGGGCTTGCGTGCGCGCGTGGTGCGCTTCGCGGGGGCCTTCTTGGGCTCCTCTGCGGTGACGGGTCCAGCCGCCACCTCGACCAGCACGGCACCTTCGGGCGCCTTGCCGTCCTCGAAGCGCCAGAACACGCCGCGCCACCTGTAGGTGCGCAGCATTAGGAAGCCGCCACGGTGATGTCCACAAAGCCTGCGGGGCGACGAACGGCGAGCTTTTCGCGGCACTCTGCACGGACGGTCATGAGGTTCTTGATGAAGTCGTCCTGATCGGTGTTCACGGCCTCGATGGTCACGCCGTCGGCCTTGGTGACGAGCGACGCGCAGGAGTCGAACGCGCCGACGACCACGTGGTCTGCGGTGAGCTGGGTGGAGAGCACGATGGGGAGGTTCCAGATGTTCTCGCCGTGCAGGGCCTCGAAGTAGCCGCCGCCATAGTAGTCGTTCACCTGGTTCTTGCCGATGCGCAGAATCTTCCAGATGGCTGGGGTCATGACGATGGCGTTTGCCGGACGGCCGGAGTAGGTCATGGTGTCGGCGATTGCGTTGGCAATCTCGTCGGCGATGGCGACTGCGGTGCGGGTGACTGCGGTTGTCGCGCCGATGGTCTGGATGCCGGAGGTCGCGAGCAGGTTGGCGATGACCTTGGCCTGACGCTTGAAGTTCAGCTCGTAGAGCAGACGGCCATTGATGGCGGAGGCGAGGTAGCCGTAGTCATCGATGTACTCGTCGGACTCCTTGATGTAGGCCGCGATCTTCTCGAGGGTCACGGTCACTGCGGCCGGGTCGGCGAAGTGCACGCGGGACTTGGCCGCGCCCTCGGCGATGGAGTCGGCGATGGTGCCCTCCATGGCGCCCTCAACGAAGTACACGAGGGTGTTACCCTGAATGACCTCGCGGCCAAGCAGGTTCAGGACGCCCATGGACTCGCGCACGCCCTCGACCACGTTCAGGTCGTAGGTGGTGATGGCCTGAGTGGCCTGCGGCACGGTGGTCTTGTTGGGGGTCGTCTGCACGTCGGTGGCGGCGCGGGAGAACGCCGGAGCGACGATGTGGAAGGACTTGCCGTGGCCCTCGCTGCGGACGTAGTTGACGAAGTGCTCGCCGAGCGAGCGTGCCTGGTTCGGCATGGCGGGTGCCTCCTCTGTCGGGGTGTTGACTGCGGCGGTCGCGATGGACTCCACGGTGGAGCCGCCGCCGTTGAGCACGAGCTGGCGCTTCTCGGCGTTGAGAGCGGCCATGTTGGCGCGGTGCTCGTCCTCGGCCTTGTACAGGTTCATCTCGGAGTCGATGGCTTCCATCTGCTCGATGGTCGCGTCCTCGGGAAGGTTGGCGGAGAGCTCAAGCACCTCCGCGCGGCGGGTCATGTAGGCCTCGCCGTCCATGCGGCGCAGCTCGACGGCGCCCATGGGGGTGAACTCGGAAATCAGCATCCGATTCCTCCTAGTGTCGAAGTTGCATTGACTTGGCCCGTAGCTCCATGCGCTTACGTCTAAGCTCCATGGCCCTCTGGGCCTCCAACGCGCTTTGAAGTCGCTCCGCTTCAATCCTCTTGATCGCTCCGTCAAAACAGGAACGCGCGCTTATCTCGGTGTTGGGATCGGCAGGAAGCGAGACGCACGAGACGTCGTAGACCTTCCTGACGTGATGGATGATTGAGGTGAACTTGTGTTCGTCCTCGTCGTAAATCTCCTCGATGGAGTCCCAATCGGGGTCGAACGCCCACGACATACGGGTGATGAGCCCGGCGGCGATGTCCTCGTAAATACTGCGGGATGAGCTTGTGCTGCCGAGGTCAGCGGCCACGAACAGCCCATGAAGCTGCGGCTCGACAACAAGCGTGCCGTTGCTCTGGCGGGCGAACACTCTCCCCTCGTGGTCATAGAGGTAAATCACGTCGCTCATATCGGCACCCGCGAATGCGTCGGGGTCGATGACCTCATACACGTCAATACCGTCAAAAGTTCTGTAGAGCAGGTACGGATCGTTGAAGGTCGATGCGTAGCCCTCAACGTAGTAGTCGCTGTCGAAGCGCTTTTCGGCACCCGTGGACACGGGAGCAAGCGGCGTTTGCAGCGAGCGATACTGGCGCTCGTGCGGCTTGGCTGGCATGTCTGCCTCCTTAGATGTCTGGCTTTTCGACCGCGCCGTAGGCGTCGGCGTCGTTGTAAATCTGGTCGTCTCCGCCGAGGTCGAAGTCTGGGTCATCGGTCGGGTCGGGCACGGGCAGTCCCTCGCGACCGCCCGACGCGAACACCACCCTGCCACTCATGTCCATCTGGAAGAACTCGCCGCGCACCATGAACACGTCCATGCCGGGGAGCCTCGGGAGGTCAAGGATGGCGCGGCCCTCGTTGACGGTCATGATGCCGTAGGAGGTCATGTCGCGGACGATGTTGCGCTTGGTGGCCGCGCTGACGAACTGGAGCCGGTCCGACCCGAACCAGATGCGGTTCGGCGCGTCGGACTGCGTGACCATGCGCCTCGAGAAGCACGACTGCGTGAGGCCCTCGGAGAGGTGCAGGAAGAACGTCTCGACCTTGCCCTCGTAGTAGGAGTCCCACTTGGCCTCGTCCGCGCTGTTCTGCAGGATGGCCTCGTTGCACCCGAAGTAGTCGAAGACGTGCTTGTCGATGCGCTCCATCTCGTCGGTGGAGATGGTGTACGTCGAAGCCTTGACCTGCTCTATGTTGGAAAACGTGGAGTCGTAGGTCATGAGCACGGTGTCGTTGTCCGTGAAGTTGCGCGCGTAGAACTCGTCGCGCTTGCGGCGCTGGTCCTCCGGCGCCACCTGCCCCACGACCTTGCCGATGAACTTGATCTTTCCGCCAAGCTCCACGGCGTTGTGCTCGGCCTGCACCTGCATGTTGAGCAGGTCCATGGTTGCCTGCAGGTTGTTCGCCGTACCGAAGTAGTCGCTGAGGTACTGGTACTTGGAGAGGCAGCACACCTCGGACGCGGGGAACGCCATGTGCTCGCCCGTCCGCAGGTTGAACCGCACCCACATCTCTCCGTCAACGTCGATGAGGTCGGTGGTCTCGGGCTTCACGGGGAACAGGCCGTTGGTGTAGCCGCGCTCGTCGTAGGTGGGAACCACGAACGCCGTACAGTCAACCTCGTAGATGGTCGCGAGCCTGTACAGGAAGCGCGGCCACGTCATGTACGGGTTGGGCCAGCTCTCGAACGCCTTGACCAGCTCCGGCCTTCCGCCGCCCTTGATGTGAGGCTCGCCCTTCGAGCACGCGCTCGCGAACGCGTGGATGCACGCGCGGGTCAGCTCCATCTCGTAGACGCCGCCGCGCCACGTGCGGAACGACGGGTTGTACTCGGTGAGCGTCTGGAAGTAGCTTGAGGTCATCGACTCAGCATTTGACCGTCTGCGGAACCTGCCGAGAATCTTTGACAGGAGGTTGTCGCTCGCCAAGGGCCATCGCCTCCCCGCTAAAAGAAAAGGGGCCACGCGTCGAACGTGACCCCTAGATAGATATCCCACTGTAGCAAATGTAAAGGATTCGTCTGTAATTGTCAAGAGAATGTAAGCTCTCGTGGTTTATTCATGGAACAGTCGGTTTTTGCATAAAAAACCAATTCCTCTTCGTTACACTCAGCGGCGTAGCGGTGCCGCGCAGCGCCTCAAGCGCTTTAGGCGCGCGCAACGCGTCACCACGCCGCTGGGTGTAAAGAATACGAAAGAGTTCCCAGCTCAGAACAATAACCAACTATGCATAAACGCGACGAAAATATGCAAAGTGCTGGTCAAGCGTATTAAAGCGAGTGGTTTGTCAATAATTCATTAATTAAAACCGCAGGATAAGAAGGCCCCGAAAATGGGGCCTTTTTGCATAAAGTCTGGTTGTCTACGCAAGTCGCTGGTAGATGTGGCTATCTACGTCAGAATCGCCTTGTACTCGTCCTCGTGGCGCAGAAGGGCTATGTATCCGTCCAACTCGGCCATGAAGCCGTCTATCTTGTTGGCGCCCTTGCCCTCCTTCTTGTCGGGCAGGATGTTGAGGTTGGAGTCGTAGATCGCCATGACGTTCATGCGGCACCAGCGGTTGATGGGGTGCGCGTCGTCCACGAACCTGCCCTGCTGGTAGTCGGCGCGTATGCGGTACATCGGGTCGGAGAGCGTCTTGGTGCCCTGTATGACCTGCTCGCACCGCTCCTTGCCCACCATCTGCTCGAGCAGCTCGCGGTCTCCGCCGAGGATGTGCCACGGGTCGTATCCGATGGCGAACGTGTACAGCCCGTGCTCGTCGCGCAGCTCGTTGATGAACTCCGCCAGCACGGACACCGGCACCACGTTGCCAGGCACCACCCTCAGCAGCCCCTGGTCGCGCCACAGCCTGTAGGGCGCGTGGTCCTTGGTGGCCTTGTCCCCCTTGGTCTCCTGCGCGTCGAACTTGGTCTCGGGCATCCAGTACATGCTCGTCTCGTAGATGTGCGGGTCGAACACCGCCAGCCCGCGCTCGTCCCTCACGATGTTGCCCTCGTCATCGCGCATCGGCCTCATGCACAGCACCTGCGCCGCCGCGAGGTCCACGGACTGCGCGTAGTCGAAGCCGATGACGCAGTAGCGGAACCCCGCGCCCCAGAAGTCGAAGCGCTCCTCGCTCCCCGACTCCTCCCACGTGAGCCACGCGGTCGAGCTGTTCTGCGGGACGTTGAAGTCCTTGGTGAGCACGGTCGGGCGGAACGTCGGCTCGTTGATGGCCCTCTGCACGAACCCCCGCAGCGTGTCGATGGACTTGATGGTGCCGAGACCGGGGTTGGCCTTGTACCAGCATTCCTCGTCGTGCATCCAGTCGTCGGTGCGGTCCAGCTCCCATATGAACGGGATGAATCGGTCGTCCTCTATCTCGCCGTCGAGCCAGCGCGACGCGTAGGCGTACTGCGTGTCGTAGATGGAGTTGCGCACGAACCCAGCGGTCGTAATCTCGAACATCAGCGGCTGTCTGCGGGCGCTCATGCCCTGCTTCACGTCGTTATAGGGGCCGTCAGTCTTCCACGCGGCTATCTCGTCGCAGACCGCGCCGTGAACGTCTAGGCCGTCCAGCTCGGTGTTCATGGTGAGCGTGGTGATGTAGCCGTCGTTGGCCTCGTGGAGGATGCCCTGCCGTCTGCGCTCGGGGACGAGCCCCATGCGCTCGCGCCTGCTGAGCGCCGGTGACTGCTTCATCATCTTCTTGGCGCCGCCGAAGCACAGAGCCGCCTGAGAGTCGGTGCACGCCATCGTATATATCTGGGGGCCGTACTCGCCATCCGCGACCATGAGGTACTGCATGATGGCGGCACACAATGTCGTTTTGCCCGCCTTGCGGCCAATCACCACCAATACTTCCTGGTACTGCCGGTACCCGTCGTCATCGACCCACCCGAACACCGCCGACACGAGAAACTTCTGGAAGGGCTGCAGGTGCAGCTTGTGCCCAATCTCGCCCGCCGTCTGGCAGCAGAACGCCTCTATGAACCGTATCGCGTGGTCGGCCTTCGCTTGGTCGTAGTGCCACCGCTTGTAGGTGTCGCCGCGCGCCTTGAGGATGGCGCACAGCTTCTTTATCTTCCCAGAGGTGACGAACGCGCCAGCGAGAACGTCGGCGATGTACTCGTGGTACGCGCTAGTCTTCATCCCCGCCGCCCGTCAGGAAGCTGTCGAGCTCGTCAACCTTCTCCGGCGCCTCCGCCGTCAGCTGCTTGAGCTGCTTGAGCGCCTCGCCCTGCATCTGCATGTACGCCTTGATGGAGCCCTGCGCGGGGTTCTGGACCTTGCCGTGCAGGCCGTTGACCATCAGCCCCTCGGTGTCGAGGATGCGCCGGCACTCCTCAATCTTGTCATCCAGCCACGCGTACTGGCAGATGGTGGACTCAATCGTCGGGTCAGAGAGGTCGTAGCGGCCCGTGTCCCTCATCGCCTTGTAGGCGTCAGACTCGCGTATGGCCTCCTTCTTGTAGCTCTCATTCCTCTTCGCCATCGACAAACCTCACATTCTCGTAGGGAACCACGTCCACGCTGCCGTCCTCGAACTCGCACACCCATCCGCCGCGACCCACCTGCAGCGTGTGGACCGCGCAGATCACCTCCCTCACCTCGTGGTGCGTCACAAACCCGTCATCGTCAACCACGGGCTTCTTTGCCCTCGCAATCGCCGGACGTACCTCTGGATGCAGCTCCATGTACTCGTACGACGCCTCAAGCTCAGTCTCGTCGCTCACAGCTCAACTCCCTTCCTCATGGGTCTCCCCTGCTCGTCAAACCACACCCTCGTGGGCTGGTCCTGCTTCTTGTAGCCCTTCTCGTGGCGCCTGTTGTGGCAGTTGCGGCACAGTCCCACGCAGCGTGCGGGGTCTAGGCTCACCTTGGGGTCGGTGACGTTGAACTCGTTCAGCTCGACAAGGTGGTGCACCTCGTCTATGGGTGTGAGCTCGCCACGGTCCATGCAGTCGGCACAGAGGCCGTGCTGGCGCTCCCAGACCAACTTTCGGCACTCCTGCCACGCCCTTGACTTGTAGAACCGACGCTGCCACGGCTTTGGTGCGTACAATGAAGCCACCTCGCGCTAAATCTGCCCTAAAACTGGTTTTCATTATCCCCTTATCGGTTTGTTAATAACCGCTCAATGGGTGTTGATAACTGGTTTTGGGGTCGAACTCGCGTTAAATCCATGC